GTGATTGGTAATTTAGGAATATTAGAAGTATTGGGTACGCTAACCGCAGGGCAATTTAATAAGGTATTGCCAAAGGGAAGCTCACCATATAAATTGCAATCTATTATTCCCCAAGCGTATGAGTATCTTTACCCGCCACAAACAGAACAAGACAAGAAGGAGCAAGCTAGTCAAAATCTTTTAGCTTTTGCGATGATGAGTCCAAACGCACCAAGCGAGTTATTTAAGGAAAAATAAAATGGCGATGATTGCACGACTTGGTGTAGTCCTTGGACTGGATAGCGCAGAATTTACAAAAGGTATTGAGCGGGCAAAACAAGGTGTAAAAAGTTTTGCAAGCGATACAGTTCCATTATTAAAAAATGCAGCCTTAATAGGTGCTGCGGCTTTTACGGGCATGACCTACAAAGCATTGCAATTAGCTGATCAAATATCGGATTTAGCGGCTGCATCAGAATTAAGCGTTGCAAGTGTTTTAAAAATATCTGACGCTTTTCAACAATCTGGTGGAAAATACGATCAAGCTGGCAAAGCGATTCAAAAGTTTTCTGAAGTTGTTGACAACGCAGCTAAAGGCTCATTAGAGCTACAAAAAGCGTTTGGCTCTGTAGGCGTTTCGCTGTCAGACTTGGAAACAATGTCTGTAGAACAATTGTTCTATAAGTCTGTAGACGGGATTTCTAAGCTATCGGACTCCGCTACTAGAGCTGGCACTAAGATGGATTTGTTTGGCAAAGCCATGCGAAACATTGACATGGGCGGCTTTAATGATCAATTAAAAGAAGGCACAGGCGAGTTTGATGATTATGCAGCAAGCATTAAAGCAGCCGGAGACCTTTCAGACAAACTAGAGAAAAAGTCTCGTGATTTAGTTTTAATTTTTGTAAAAGAACTTGGTCCGACATTAGATAGAATATTTGACACCATAAACCGCAAAGGCGGCATGGCTGAAAAAGTATTTGGCGGCATTAGAAATATTATTCTAGATGTTTGGTACGGTGCTGGGGCTTTGGCTATACAACTTCAAAAAGTTGAATTGTTTTTTAATAATGCCTTTAGTCGCAGCCCAAAACAATATTTTGAACAAATTGACGCATTAAACAAAGAACTAGAAGCCTTGCGTGAGAATGTATACGGTCTAAACAATATTCCAACCTTAAGCACAGTAACGGTTACTGATGATTCCCCAAGTGGACGCAGAACAGTAACGCCCGGTAAAGACCCAGCGGCAGAGCAAGAAAAGAAAATCCAAGCCATGATTCGCATGGCTAATTTAAATTCTATTGAATTTGAAAGAGAATTAAAACACTCTAACGAAATGGCTTCATCCAGAGAACACATGAACTCTCTGACTAACGACCAAAGAAAAATTCAAGAATCCGTTAATGAAGTGTTGGATGCAACTAGCAAAAAGATTAAAGAGATTACAGACAAGCGGGAAGAAGCCGTTAGCAAAGAAGCAGACCCAAGAATTATTGCTGCGTATGATGAGCAAATACTTAAAATTCAAGAACTAGGCAATGAGTGGGCAACCTTAACTGGCGAACAAACAATAGATATTCTAGCCACACAAAAATCATTTAGCTATGGATGGGAGCGAGCCTTTCAACAATACGCAGAAGATTCAGAAAATTACGCAACAATGGCTAAGGATATGTTTCAAGCGGTAACTGGCGCAATGTCTACGGCAATTGATAACTTTGTAGAAAACGGCAAATTTTCATTTAAAGACTTTGCTGGCAGCATCATTAAAGACTTAATCAAAATTGAATTGAAGATACGGGCAAGCCAATTGTTCCGCATGGGCATCGGCGCAATCATGGGGTCATTTGGCGGTGGCTTGGGTGGCGCAAGTGTTTCGGGCATAGGCACAACCGCTGGTGGCGAAGGCGCAATGGCGTTTCCTGTAAATTTAGGCGGCGCAGCAAACGGTGGCACGATTACAGGTGCTACGCTAGTTGGCGAGCGTGGTCCGGAGTTGTTTGTGCCCGGACGCAGCGGAGCGATTATTCCAAACAATAATATGGGTAGCGCACTTGGCGGCACTACCTATGTAACCAATAATTACATTGATGCGATAGATACAAAATCCTTTGAGGATAGAGTGTTAAGTAGCCACAACGCTGTATGGGCGGCAAATCAATACGCTAATAAATCATTGCAAGTAGGCAGGGGCAGAACATGAGCTTTCAAACAATCTTAAACATACAGCAAAGCCTGTCCATCAATAACCGAAGGATGGTTGGACAACAAGTAAGCCGCTCCGGTCAAATGCGGGTAGCTCAATACTTAACCGCCGTGCCTTGGGTGTTTACCGTACAACCACATTCATATTTATACTATCCGCAAGTTAGAGATGTAATACAAAGCATTGACAACGCTGACCGAGAAATACCGGAATATCTAAGTTTTAATACAGCTCAACTTGAGTGGTTTGTTTTGTATCAAGGTGATTTTACAAGCGGTCAAATAGCGGCATTAAATACAAACGCTGTACCAGCACCAAATTCACAAATCATTCAGATCAAAGGGTTGCCAACCGTAGCGTCTACCCTATACGCATTTAAAGCGGGCGACTTTATACAAATTCAAAATTATGTTTACAAAGTCACTGCGGATGTTTTAAGGGGTTCTGCAAGTTATGTATCCGTGCCGTTGCACAGACCTATAATTGGATCACCGCCAGTTAGTACGGATATTTTAGTTGGCACGGAGGTATCATTTAACATGGTTGCGGAAAAGTGCCCAACCTACACGCTTAACCCAATGACGGACGGTGCGTTTGTGCAATGGGATTCTGAGTTTGTATTTAGAGAATACATCATAGGATAAAGCCATGCCCACAATAATGACCGCACTTGATAGCCCATCAATTCGCCACGCTGAATTTATTAAGTTAACAATGCCTAGCGTTGTTTACACATATACAAACGCAGCGGCAGCGGTTACGGTGAGCGGGATGACCTTTGATAATCTTGGTAGCCTATTACAACTTGGCGATATTCAAAGGGATATTAAAGCCACAAGTGATGACTTAACGATTTCGCTTACGGGTATTGACGCACAGAATGTAGGCATGGTTTTATCTGCGGATATTAAAGGAAGCATCGTAGAAGTTTGGCGTGGATTCTTAGACGCTGACAATCAAATTATCCAAACACCTACGCAACAATTCTTTAAGCGTTATCAAGGCATCATTTCATCGGTTAGCATTACCGAAAATTACAACATGGAAATAAGGCAACGCATTGCGACTTGTAATGTTTCTTGCTCATCAATGCGGCAAATCCTTATGAATCGTGTGGCTGGCGTAAAAACCAACCCCTCATCGTGGAATTTTCTTTACCCCAACGACACAAGCATGGACAGAGTGCCAGTGATTGCCTCAACCTATTTTGACTTTGGCGCACAGCCTTTAAGTGGTAGCCAATCGGTAGCGGAAGCTCCACAAAATCAAAACGAAGGGAATAGTCAAGTGTCCACTAATGACAACGGTGGCGGTTAAACATGATTCGTAAAGCGACAAAATACGATAAGCCACAAATTATAGAAATGATGAAGTTGTTTAGAGCGGAAAGTAACATTGAGCAATTTCAAGATATAGACAACGAACCTTATTGGAATCGCTTATTAGATAACATCATTGCGGGAAGGGGCGTTGTATTTATTGAGGAAGGCAAAGGCTTAATCATGGCAATCATTACTCATACGGCGTGGTGCGATAAGACTTTGCAAATGTATGAGCTTGCGTGGTATGTAAAGCCCGAGTTTAGAAACACGACAATAGGTTATAGGTTGCTTAAAGAATATGTTGATTATGGAAAACAACTTAAAGATGAAGGACGGATTAGGGTATTTTCCATAGCCAAAATGGTCACAAGTCCAGACATTAAATACTATAAGTTTGGGTTCACTAAGTTAGACGAGAACTGGATTCAATGATGCTTAAATTTGCCATCCTGATATTAGCCGTTACTTACACAGTAGACGCTTATGCAATCGGCATGACTATTGCGGCGGCAATGGTTGCGGCGGGATATGTTGCAGCGGGCAGTATAGCGGCGACAGCTATTGCGGTAGCTATTAACTTTGCGGTGAGTATGTTGGTTAGTCGAGCGTTTGCGCCCGATTTAAATAGCCCAGATTCACGAAGCAATGGGGTAAGGCAGCAAGTGCCACCATCAACAACCAACGGAATTCCCGTGGTATATGGTGACGCATACCTTGGCGGTTCATTTGTTGATGCTGTATTGGCAACAGAACAAACGATCATGTGGTACACGCTTGCCATCTCAAGCATTAGTACAAACGGACAATTTAGCTTCGATGTAACCAAATTCTATTACGGAGATAGGCTTTGCACTTTTAATACGGGCGGTGGTAGTCCTAGCGATGGCGCACGGGTTATTAGTCTTACGGATGGCGCAGGGAATGTAGACACAAAGATTAACGGCAGCTTGTTTATTTATCTATACACATCAAGCGCAACCGGAACAATTACACCAATTAACACTCCGCTTTATCCGTGGGATGTAATGGGCGCAAGCCCACCAAGCGGCGGCACTATTGATCCCGCAGAGCGGTGGACTACAACCGGACGCAGAATGAACGGCACAGCCTTTGCTATTGCCGTGCTTCACTACAACGAAGAAAACGAAACAACACAATTACAACCAATTACCTTTTACGCAAGACAATACTTAGTAAACAAAGGCTACGCTTGCCCCGGTGATGTTTGGCTTGATTACTTATTTAATAGTAAATACGGCGGCGCAATTGATTCCCCATACATTGACGCTACGGCAGCCGCAGCATTAAACGCTTATTCAGACGAGTTAATTACTTACACGGATTCGGACGGTAATCCCGCCACACAACCACGCTATCGCATTAACGGAGTGCTAGACACTGGCAAACCAATTTTAGAAAACCTAGACAAGATATTGACCGCTTGCGACTCATGGATGAGCTACAACGCCGCTAGTGGTCAATGGAGCGTAGTTATTAACAAGCCGCAATCGGTAGCGTTAGCTTTTAATGACTCCAATATTATTGGTGACATTCGAGTAAGTGTTACGGACATTACCCAATCAATTAACCAAATTGAGGCTCGCTTTCCAAGCAAGCTAAACCGTGACCAGCAAGATTATGTACAAATTCAAACCCCAAGCGGGTTGCTTTACCCAAATGAGCCAGTAAATAAATACTCTACGACATACGACTTGGTTAATGATTCGGTGCAAGCGTACTACCTTGCAAACCGGACACTAGAGCAAGCAAGAGAAGATTTAATTGTTTCTATCAGTACCGCTTATGTTGGAATCCAAATCAATGCGGGTGATATTGTTAGTGTCACCAATAGCGCATACGGATGGAATAACAAATTATTTAGGGTCACAAAAGTAAACGAATCGTCCTTGCCCGATGGCAATTTGGGGGCGGCTTTAGAACTTACAGAGTACAACGCCGCAGTCTATGACGACAAAGATATTACCGAATATCAACCCGCAGCCAATAGCAATTTCCCAAGCCCGTCTTATTTCAGCGCAATATCAGCACCAACATTTACAAACATTGACACTACGGCGACCGTGCCAAATTTCACGGTCAATTGCGGAATTCCTGCGGTTGGCAGGGTAAATAATGTTTATTTGTTTTACACAGTTACGGCTACCCCAACGGATGCGGATTGGGTTCTTTGGGGAGCGCAAAACAATCCGTCCTCAACACCATTTGCGCCATCGACTTCGGTACAGTTTAGAAATGTAAGCATCCCTGCCAATACATATTATTTTTCTTTTAAAGTCGGCAACGACATTGCACAAGACCAGCTTTCGCCATTGAGTGCGCCGCTTTCTTGGAATCCGAACCCAACGACTTCAGCCGTGGCGGGTACATTCATTGCCACATGGTCACCCGTTGTTCAACAAGTGCCACGCACGGGCGGCACTACTCCCGTATTTACGGGTATTGCCCCACAGCTCTACGGTACGGCGGCGGGTGGCTCTATTGACTTTGTAGACGCACAAACGGATTCGGCGGGTAGCTTTGTAAATAACACTTGGCGTATCGGCGATAGCGCAAGCACGGGTTATGGGGCAATTGTTAAAACAGGCATTACGATTGGCAACCCAACGGACGGTGGCACATTTGCACAATTTCCTGCGCCTACCGCAATGGCATCAAGCCCTGCGTACATTTATGTCCCCGTGCGTTATAAAGACTCCGCAGGGAATGTTGTCCAAAGTGCTACGGCAGTATTGCAAACTTTATTTCTAGACCCCGGCGCAACGGGCACACCGGGCACGGATGGCACAAAGTCAGCAACGGCATATTTATATCAATGGTCACCATCCGTTCCAACAAACCCAAGCGGGCAATCAACCTATAACTGGACAACCAATTTAAATACCGTGTACACGGGCGGGGGCGGTTGGACATTAACTATTCCTGCGAACCCCGGTACGCCAAACATTTATCTATGGCAAGCAGCCAAGCCCGTGTCAGATGTAGCATCAGCGTCCACTACGATAGTTAGCTGGGCAAGTGGCTACAGCATTTCGTCTACATCACAAAACGGCGCAGATGGCACTAACGGCACTAACGGCACTAATGGCATCAACGGATTGCAAACCGCTACCCCAACGGTTTTCCAATGGGCGGCAACTATTCCAGCCGCACCGATTGGCACAAGTACCTACACATGGGCATCAGCGACTTTTACGCCTACGCCTAGCGGATGGTCGTTAACACCAACATCTAGCCCAAGCCCCGGCTACACGCTTTGGGGCGCAACCGTATCATTGATTGATTCCGCAAGCGTTAGCACCTCGACAATTAACTGGGTCGCATCCACAATTACCGCCCGTGGTTATGCGGGTACTACAGGCGCAACAGGTGCAACAGGCACGGCGGGGAATTCCGCAAGAATTTGTTATGCCGTTGTAAATGGAAGCACACTTAATCCAAGTCCGTTAACAGTAACCACTAGCGGATCGGCATCCTTTCCGCCCGCAAACTCATGGGGCGGTGGCGAAACTTGGGGCGGCACAGTGCCCGCATACACGGCGGGGCAATCTATATTCCAATCTGACGGTATATACAGCCCCGTGTCAAATCAAACGGTTTGGGGTGTGCCTTACATATCGGCTTTAAAAGTCGGCGCACTATCGGCGATTACGGCTAACTTAGGGACAATGACAGCGGGAACGATTACCGCAAACAACATCCAATCTGGGACGGTTGGCAATTACAACGGCGGCATATTTAGTCTAGGTTACGCATCTTCATTTAATGGATATTTAGGCGTATTAGCTGCCGCACAATTGATAGATGGTCGCACAGCAATTATTGGGGTGCATAACGGTGGCGCACCGTCTGCGACACAAAGTGCTGGTGGATTATTTGTTACTTACTCAAGAAACAGCCCCGCACTAATAGCCACAAATATAAATTCGCCAATTTTAGGTAATGTGTCTACAAGCACAGGTTTAAACTACGGAACGATTGGAATTGTTAGCAGTTTTGACGGTTCATATGTTGCCGCAGCCGCTAATTCTTCATTCCAAGCAGCCTTTGGTTATGTAGGTTGTTTGGGTACGGCTTACAACGGGCAGACTTTGCCGCTGACCGAAGGCTATGTAGGTTTTGTTGGTTCGGGCGGTTTGTTTAGAAGGTATCTTGCAAACAGCACAACGATTAGCAAGCAAATATCATTAGCGGATGCGAGTTATTGTGCTTTTTCAGGGGCAGGGGAAGGCAAGATTTACATTGTGGACGGCACTGGACCATTTACAGGTTTCCACGAAGGTCTTATCCCCAATACAACTACGGTGCAAATTGGCGACATTTTGTTTGATGTGGCGGTCTATAAAGTATCCGGTATTAGTAGCTCGACATTTTATGTAGACATCGCTAATCAAGACAACCAAAAAGGCATTATCGGAGTATGTAGCCAACTTTATACAGAACCGCCTACCAATTGGCTTACGCCTATTGAGCCACCGTCCCCAAGCATTGATGAAAACAACACACCAACAC